AATGGAAGACAGAATATGTATAGGCCAGTGTGAAGAATTTGCAGGTAAGCTTTTTACTATGAAGTCTTAGAAAAGGATTTTTTATGGGGCCAACACTGGAAGAGCTAAGAGAGCTTCGAGAAATGCAGGAAACTGACATTATGACCAAATACACAGAAGGCATATGTAACGGTGAGCCAGCTATTTTTTGCGAAGGTAAGCGGTTGAAAATCGAGGAAGTCGTCAGGCGATTAAACCATCGTGATTTAGTTATAGAAGAACTTATAGAAATTACAAAACTTCCTCAAAAAAGGGATAGGTTTTCTCACTTAAAGAAGTGTCTAAAAGCATGATTAAACCTACCATACACGAAACAGAAGATCGGAGCATATAAATGGCTGAGATAATTGATTTATTAGATGATATTCATACTATGTTAATAATTATCTTGGTCGTGTTAATACTTTAGCTTTAATGACTTTGTAATGAGTTGCCAGCAATGCCAAAAGTCACAAACAAACAGTAGACATGGAGTATATGAACTTGGATGTCTCAAATGCTGCGCAAGGCTTGTTAAATCAGCATGGCCAAGCAGAAGGCAACAAGAGGCTATGTTGAGTGTGATTAGTAGACACAAGGGTGCGCCGAGCAGGGCGGATATTTTGGAGTGTTTGAAAATGAAAATACCTAATTTTGATACCTAAAGTTAAATGCACAAAGAAGCGCCACACATTTAGAGAAGGGATTGCAATTGTGAATGGTGTGAGTGGATCAATTAGGGCTGATGGCAGCACCAATGGAGTAACCATGTCTATTGATCCTTTCTTATGGGACGTGTTTAAAGTTAAGAAATGTTTGCATTGTGGGTATAGCAGGGGGTTGAAGAATGAGTCTGACAATTAATAACACCGACTATGATTTCAAAATACAGCTCGCAATATACGAGCTTCGAGAAAGCATTGAAGGTGTGAGGACTAAGCAGGAGATGGTGAGCGAGGGAAGTAATTTGTTAATCGTTTCTGATGGAACGGCATTTACTACTCGTGCTTATTGTAATGGTGAAGAAATTAAGAATATTGCTGCAATTTCTATAAAGAATATTGTCCCTGACGAAGTATTGGAAGCTACGATCACAATCTTCAAACCAAGATTACGTATGCGCGTTAAACCAACATGTGAGGAGATCGTCGTTTGATTAATACGAATGAAATAGATCCTAATCAGGAAATTCAAATTATTGACGGAGATATTGGACTTAGAGTTTACTGTTACGGAAAAGAAATAAAAAATATCCTTTCATTATCAAACCATAGATTAAGGCCATCTGGAAATTATTCTGTGACTATAGAGGTGTTGTGTCTACCACCATTTGGTGACCGATTTATACTGCCAAGTAAAGAATCATGACTGACTGCGTAATATACGGCGGCGACTATAGAGGGAACTGCCCAAAGGAAGCAGAAGATCAGCAAGCCTTTATTGAGTACCTTCGTAAAGTGCACAAGAATACGTATGGTGCATTAGTTGTGCATATAAAGAATGAGGGCAAGAAAACATGGGGCCAAATAGCATATGACAAAAAGCACGGCCAAACCACAGGAGCCAGCGACATATTTATACCAGGATCACCATCATTCGTTTGTGAGCTGAAGCGCAAGGATAGAACCAAGAGCAAGGTAACCTCAGAGCAGGTTGCTTACTTAGATGCAGCTATGAAGGCGGGGTCATTCGCATGTGTAGCATATGGATATGATGCTGCTGTGATGGCGTTTAATGATTGGGCTAAAAAATGAGCGACATAATAGACGACGCAAACGACAAAGCAGAAACCCTCAGAGAAAGCATCATTGATGGGATACGCAATAAGGCTGCGGATATGCCAAAAGGTAAGCCAGGGGATTGTGATCTGTGTGGTGAGTGGTCAGGTCGATTAGTCGAAGGTGCGTGTGCATATTGCCGAGATAAATACAAATTACCTTAAGGGAGCCGTATGGACATGAGTCGTAAGGTAGTTATGTTTAGAGATGTTCTGGCTGGGGGTATCTATCAAACGGTGGGAAATAAATACAATATCAAAATAGCATCTACGCGGCAGCATGTAAATGATGTGTTTATGTTCATTATCAGGGAAAGTAAGATTGATTTTGAATATGCAAAATCTAGAGGTGCTTTCGACATATTGGAAGCCAGGGGCAACCAGAGATACTGGATAAAAAATCTGGATAGTTTAATTAAGGAAAGAGGCGCGTTGTTAACAGAGAGCGATATATTGTTCAATAAAATAAAGAAATTGGCAGATGCTTGCGCAAAAGAAGGAATGCATCATTACGAAATCAGAACAGCACTACACAAGGCATTGAGGAATTACAAGGATTAGTTAATATAAACAAACAATTAAGGTGGATTAATTTTTTATACGTAAAATAATCCAAGTATAATAGGGGTGTTATAAGTGTTTGTATACATATGAATAATACGAATTTCGCTAAAGATATAAAAGTATTTCATAAAAATAACCGTGGCGGCTCTGATTTTGAGGAAATAACTTGTATACATACTACATGTCTTATGAATGATCTTATAAAAACAACGCGTGTAGCCCCTCCTCCTCGCATAGAACGAATAAAAGCATTTTTATTTTCCGTCTTTACATTAGGTATTTGCAAGTATCGAATTAAGTATAAATCTGGAGGTAATTGGAAGTATGGGTGATAAATTAACGGCATCAGAAGCGGTATATGGATTTTGTGGGTGGCTAACTACTAGAAAGCAAGAAACACGGATGGGAGAAAATAATGATTGCGCTCCTATTGCTGATTTAATAGATCAATTCTGCAATGAGAATAGATTGCCAGATCCAGTTGATGGATGGGAAAAGAATCTAATACACCCAAAAAACGAGTGCTCTAAGCCAGTCACGATGGAGCTATCGGATTGATAAATCTACCTGATAAAGTAAAAGTTGCATGTTTTGATATCAAAGTAGAAGAGTGGCATCCAAATAGCGCAAATTCACGAAGGTGTTATGGCGAGTTTTCTGCTTTAGAACTATTGATAAGGATTGATGTTTCAAGTGCTCCAACAAAGATTGTTGATACCCTTATACATGAGCTAAACCATGCAATTTACTGGGTTTATGGAATGGAAGACGGGGATGAGGAGGAGCGCATAGTGGGCACCATGGCTACAGCATGGACTCAGGTTTATCGAGATAATCCTGATATTCTTGATTTTATTAAAACTGCTCTTTTGAGAAAGTAAGTGAAACTAACCCCCAAGCAGAAGCGCTTTGTTGATGAGTATTTGCTGGATTTGAATGCCAGCAGGTAGACCAAGCGCATATAAGAAAGAATATAACGAGCAAGCTTATAAATTTTGCTTGTTAGGCGCTGATGATGTGTATTTAGGCCAGTCATTTGGCGTATCAGAGAAGACTATAAACACCTGGAAAAAGAAATATCCTGAATTTCTTCAGTCCATAAAAAAGGGCAAGGATATTGCTGATGCAGAGATTGCGCATTCTCTGTTTCATCGGGCCAAAGGGTTCAGCCATCCAGATGTTGATATCCGCGTTATCAAAGACAAGATAGTAAAAACAAAACTAACAAAACATTACCCGCCTGATACTGGAGCGGCGTTTATTTGGCTAAAGAATAGAAGCAAGGAAAATTGGCGCGACAAGCAAGATGAAAATAAAGATCATGATATTCAGCAGCAGGTAGATAACGTTATCAGAATAATTCGCGCTACAAAGGAGCATGCAGATTCCAATGAATAAAGAGTTGACTCAAAGATTCTTAAAGGAAGTATTGGACTATAACCCTGCAAGTGGTGTTTTGGTGTGGCGAAAGTCAAGAGGAAGTGTCAAGACAGGAACTGTGGCTGGATCAGAGTGGTTGAGTAAAGACGGCAAGCGATATAGGCAGATAAGAATACTAGGCTCATTGTATTACGCTCATAGGATTGTGTTTTTATATGTTGACGGATGTATGCCATCTGAAGAGGTTGATCATATCAACGGCAACGGGCTAGATAATAGATGGTGCAACCTGAGGTTAGTCAGCAGCTCATTGAATAGAAGGAACACGAGGCTCTCGCGACAAAATACATCTGGTGTGGTGGGCGTATCTTGGTTGGATGACAAGAAGAAGTTTTTTGCTCAGATAAAAATAAATAGAGAAACAAAATTCCTTGGGTATCACAATGATCTGATTAGCGCAGTTGCGGCCCGGAAGAATGCCGAAGTGAAGTATGGGTTCCATCGTAATCATGGGTCAATCAGGCCGCTATAGAATGGATCTTGCGCTAACCAAGTCACAAGAGCAGTTTGTTTTTCATGATGCTCAGTACCCTGCTTTATGTGCTGGTCTTGGTTCTGGGAAGAGTTATGCGGGAATTACAAGATTAGTCATTATGATGCTCCAAAACCCAGGGGTTAATGTTGCTTACTATCTGCCAACTTTCGATCTATTAAGATTAAGAATCTTGCCTGGATTTGAAGAATTATTAACATATTTTAATTTCTCATTTTCGACAAATAAGCATGAGCACAAGATAAACATAAGTGATTACGGCACGATTATCATGCGTTCATTTGATAAGCCTGAACGTATTGTGTCTTATGAAGTGGCTCACTCTGTTATAGATGAGTTGGATACGCTAAAAAAAAGCAAAGCTGAGTTTGTTTGGAGAAAGGTGGTGGAACGTAACAGACAGAGGCAAAACAACAAGCTAAAAAACACCATAGGTGTTGTGACAACTCCTGATCAAGGGTTCAATGGCTTTATATATGACAGATGGGTAAGGAAAAATAAACTAGGTCACGAGTTAATTAAAGCAAAAACAACAGAGAATCCATTTTTGCCTGATGGATATGTTGATCAGATACGTGCAAATTATGACCCCGTACTTGCTGAGATGTACATAAACGGAGAGTTTGTTTCTCTATCACAAGACAAGGTATATCACTTCTTTGATAAACAAAAGCACCATAAATTAGCACCAGAATCTAATTCTTATAACGCCATACATATCGGTATTGATTTTAATATTGGCGGTTGTTGCTCAAGTGTATTCATAGTTAATGGCAAAGAAGTTCATGCCATTGATGAATTTGTAAGTCATGACACTTATGATTTCATAAATAACCTGAATAGGTTTAAAGATAAGCAAATAACAATCTATCCCGATGCTTCAGGTGATAGTCGCAGCACTAATGCCAGTGATTCGGATGTGCAGCTCATTAAGAAAGCAGGTTATAGGGTTGATACAGCGAGATCAAACCCAGCCGTCAGAGACCGTATTAATTCGGTTAACTCATTATTGTCGAAGGACAGGCTTTTAATTGACACTGACAAATGCCCTTTATTAACAGAGGCACTTGAACAGCAAGGATATACCGATAAGGGTGAGCCAGAGAAGTTTGATAGGCATCCTGCAATTGATGATTGGGCGGACAATTCTGGATATTTTATTTACAGGAAATTCCCGCTTTCTCTCCCTTCCTATCAAGCAAATTTATAATTTTCGGAGGCAACAATGGCAGACGCAAAATTAGATCCCACCACAACAAGTCTTGCATATGGACGTATGCAAAGAAACTGGAAGAAGATGGATGACTTGCTGGGCGGAACGGATGTCATGAGGGAAGCTGGAGATCTCTATGCGCCTCAACATGAATATGAATCACAAAAAAACTATAAAGCCAGGATAGACGCAACGACTCTTTTAAACATGGTCGAGCAAACGTTGAATCATCTCGTGGGGAAGCCTTTTTCTGATCCTGTTGTTCTGAGTGAGGATATGCCTCCACAGATACGCGAAAGGATTATGCTTGATGTGGATTTGCAGGGCAATGATATCAATGTATTCGCTAGATCGTGGTTCAAGGAAGGCACTGCAAAAGCATTCGCTCATGTTTTGGTAGATTATCCAAGGCCACGGGAAAAAGATGATGGCAAGGAAAGAACTTTAGAAGATGATAGAAGGGAAGGTTTGCGGCCTTATTGGGTGTTAATCAAGCCTGAACGCGTTCTATTTTCTGTTGCTGAGTACATAGATGGAGTTGAGGTTTTAACCCACGTTAGAATACTAGAAGAATACTCTGAGCAACAAGGTTTCTCTGAAGTTCTAAGAGAGAGAGTTCGCATTTTGGAGCCGGGCCGAGTTGAAATATGGGAACCAAAAAGCGGGAAACAGAAGACTTCCAAGCAATGGGTAAAAGTTGATGAATGGGAAACAGGTCTAACATACATTCCACTTGTGACTTATTACTCAAATAGAACAGGCCTTATGGAAGGTAAACCGCCATTAAATGATCTGGCTGATAAGAATATTGAGCATTGGGCTTCTGCTTCAGAGCAGCGCAATGTACTTACGGTTGCAAGGTTCCCTATTTTGGGTGGTTCAGGAGTTACCCATGATAAAACAAACCCACTAGTTATAGGTCCTAATAGAGCCCTGACTGATCAAAACCCTGACAGTAAATATTATTATATTGAACACAGTGGCGCAGCAATTGAGGCTGGCAGGAATGATTTAAAAGATATCGAGCATCAAATGGCTGGATACGGGGCAGAGTTTCTAAAAAAACGTCCAGGCAACGAGACCGCAACATCAAGAGCGTTGGATAGCTCGGAATCTTCTAGTGATCTGAGCTCAATGGCCTCATCATTCGAAGATGCTGTAGCACAAGCACTCCAGATAACTGCTGATTGGATGAGTATCGAAGGAACGGGCGGCAGCGTTTCAATAGTTAAAGATTATGGCACTGATGACAATAGCAAAGGTCTTGAGCTGTTAGATAAAGCGAGAGAAAGGCGCGATATTAGTCGTGTGGCATATCTTGATGTGCTAAGAACACACGGCGTTCTGTCTGATGATTTTGATGCAGAAAAAGATCTAGACGCAATACAAAACGAGCCGCCTTCAATATTCGGTGGGGCTTCAACAGACTTGGATCCCTTGATATAAATGGATACAGCTAACGATGAATATAGTGATGCAGTATTACGTCATCAGATTGGCGTAAGGCGGTTTAGTGCTGGGCTAAACAATCGTATAGCTGACCTCATGGAGGCAAATGACCGCGACTTGATTAAACGCTTACGTATTGAGTTGAGTAAGTTCAAAGGCAAAGAAATTGATTTTAATAGCAGAAAATGGCGGGATTTGATTGCTTCGATCACTTTGGATAGGCGCTCTGAATTACTGGAAGTAGAAAATAGTATTGTTCCAGAATTAATAGCATTTGCGGCTCTTGAGGCAAGTAGAGAAGTAAAGATATTAACAAAATCAGTGCCTATTGAATTTAGCTTTAACGTCGTTCCATACGCTCAACTCAAAGCAATTGTGACTGAAAAGCCATTTTATGGCCATAAAATGAAAGAATGGTTTGGCGCTTTATCAGATTCAGACCGCAACCGTATTACACGCTCAATACAGCTAGGCATGGTTCAAGGCGAATCGTTAAATGCAATAGCTGGAAGAGTTTCAGGAACACGTGCCAAAAACTTCATAGATGGCGATATGTCGATTACTCGTAGAGATGCGAGGTCATTAGTTACGACAGCAGTCAGTCATGTGTCGAATGTAGCAAGAAACGATGTATTCGAAGAAAACTCCGATGTGGTAACAGCGCGTATTTTAACTGCCACGCTTGATGGCATTACTTCTGCTATATGCCGCGCCCGTGATGGGAATGGTGCTCCAACCAAGGGCAACAAACTTCCTGAAGGAATAAACCCCATTGAACCCATAACCGCCACACTACCATTTCATCCAAATGAGCGATCAGTGTGGACTGGATATATTGATGGGCTGAAAATAGTCGGCTCCAGGCCATTCGTTATAACTAAAAATAAGAAGAAAGTTGATTTTAAGAAGATAGCGAAGGATCAAGGTAAGACTTTAAAACAGGTAAGAGCAGAATGGGTGAAAAAGAACGTTGGGCAAGTCTCGTCACGTGTTAAATACAATGAATTTTTAAAGCGGCAGGCGCCTGAATTTCAAGATGATGTGCTTGGCAAAACAAAAGGTATTCTATTCCGCAAAGGGAAACTGAAGGTTAACGAGTATGTAGATAGAGTGGGCAATGAATTGACTTTGAAGCAGTTGGCGTACACAAAACCAGAGGAATTTATCCGGTCTGGTCTTGATCCAGAAGATTTTATTTAACGAAGAGAGGTGGCCTAGATGGAATTTGAATTTAACGAAGTTGAGTCAATTGATAAAGTACCAGAATATTTTCGTGGTATCTACCAAGAGAATGAAGGAAAGTTTGCTGTTGGTGAGAATTTTAAGGGTGTAGTTGAGTCTATAAGAGGTCTTACACAAGCCTTATCGGTGGCGCGCAAAAATGTTAAGGATGTGGATTTGAAAGTGCTATCAGACTTTGGGGGAACCACTGAAGAAATAAAAAGTAATTTCAGTGAAAAAATAACCGCTTTGCAAGACCAGATTGACAAGAGTAACAAAACAAAACCTGATCTCTTCGGATCGTGACTGGGAAAC